CCCAAGGAGGACTTCAACTTATATTCCGCGGCTACCCAGTTAGGAAGGTTAAAAGTTTCTGCTGAGGTCGCCAGAATAAAGTCACCGGGTAAAAGTGAATATCCTTGTTTGCCTATAAGTATCTCCTTCATATTAAGCGATTCTTTTTCTTTTAGGTCAACTACAGAACCGGGTATGTCTTTTTCTTCAACCAGTATACGGTCACCGATAGTTATGTCAATAGTAGCGCCATTGATATATTCTGGGTTTGCATCTATAACCCCTGACTGAACAAGATGTAACAACTGAGTATAAGAAATAAGTGACATAATATTATCCTCTAATGTAATCGGGGTCTTGGTTGGTATAACCTGGACCAGCGCCAAAGTCTTCTTCGCTGATAAGTTCCTCTATTAACATTCTTGCTGAGTCATAATGCCCTTCAACAATAAAATTAATAATACGTCTTTCCTGTAATGGTAACTGACAGCTGAAGAAGAATGTAAATTGATCAATACGTATTTGGGTTGTATTGAATGTTAGGAACTCATACCACTTATTAACCGGCATATATACGCCGCGATCTCCTGCTTTTGCCAAATAATGAATAGCCTTACGCAAGTCCTGGACGCCATTCTTGTCTCGCCAACGGCTGATGTATTTGGTAGCACAAGCCAACAAGTAAGGCATTCTTACGTCGCATACATAGTCCCAATGCTGGTACTTGATGCGGTAATGGGTTCCGCCTATTTGCATATCATTAGGTTCCATTACAGTTCCTCCATTTCACGGGTGAATGCTTCTACCATCTCTGACGCTAGTGCTATAGCACTAAGGTTGTGATAGCCGTACATAACATTGATAATGAATTTGCGCCATTTACGGAAAGGGCGTTTGGCACAAACCTTACCTTCCTTTACCTGTTGTATGCAGTACCACATTCCGCTTAGAGTATCTGCTAGTTTAAGGAAGTAAGCTTCCTCTGGATGCAAGTTAAAGTGAACGCCGTTATCTTCTTCCCAGTGACGCTCAAGTTTGTCCAAAACACTTTTCAGTTCTGGGCTTGCTTGTTTGATAGGGAATGGGATATCCCCTGTATAATACTCAGCCGCGTCATGGGTTAATGCCGCCAGCAATAATTCCTTGGAACATTCTGGATAGATATGTTGCAGTATCAAAGCAACTTCCCATTCATGCTCACTGTTTTTCTGTTTGTCCATACCGATACTATTATGGAACCGAACCACGTTACCGCTTTGCAATACCTTACGAATATTCATTATTTAGATCCTTTCTTAGCACGAGTTACCAACCATTCACTAGCAGCCATACACCAGTCGTCAGCTAATATACAACCGGTATGATTAATAGCTTCAATCGGCCCTTGCTCTTTATGAATAAGGTAAACCCGTAACATTGGTAAAACCAGTTCTTCAAAATAAGCTGATTTCCAATAGGTTCCGATAGCTACTTCAGCCAAACCAAAGTCATCATATAGATCAAAAAACTGCTTCAAGTCTTGGTTAAACCAACGCATACCAGCATGGGACATTGTAACCAAACGCTCGCAAGACTCATACGGATTAAACCCTCCTTGGAACCCTTCATTGGTGCGGTTATAAGCATCGCCAGCGGCTCCCTCAGTGTATACATGGAAACTGTTACTAACCTGACTATATGTACCCATGTTAACGCCTAAGCTGGCGGCAACGTATTCCTGGATCATACTAAACTGTACCACGTTAGCACCGTAGGCTCCCCATATCATATCGTTGGAACGGTTAAATACAGTCATGTCCAACCGCTGGTTACGCATACGGAATACAATGGACATATTACAGGCTTTATCCCTAGTGTCCTTATTAAGGTCTGCTGAGTCCCATATCTGGCATACTGCCTGACGGCTGTTAGGGTCGTTAGTTAGAATATCAATAACCTCTTCTATTTGGTCAAGGTCGCAGTTACCCGAATCATTGAACTGGTTGCGTAGCCTGTAACCGTAAGCAGCGTTAAAGGTTTTGGTATCATCACTGAAGTCAACCATACGCTTGTTAAACTCAGACAGGAATTTAACATCATCACGCCCTGCTAAAATCCAAAGGGATTCCATAAAGTGGAAGAAAGGGTTGGCGTCCCTAGCAGAGCTGACTAGGACGCGCTGAGCAGGGTTTTTGTAAACAGTGGTTACGGGTGCAGGTAACTCCAGGGTCATACCGTTACGGCTTGGTACGGCTACGCCTTGCGCCTTCATTAGCCTTAGCCCTTGGAATAGTGCGTCGTTAACATTGTTGGCGGTAATTACATACATAATCTAAACTCCAGCATATTTGCGTTTGGAACGACCGGTCTTATTAGTTACCCTCATAAATTTGTCAAACTCGCACATCGTATTTTGAAGGTTTTGATAACAAAGGATATCTAAAATACTATCCGGCAATTCATACTCAATTAATTCATAAGCTTTGTCAATAGCGGTTTGGTAATTACGGGCTGTTATCTTCTCCTCCCAAAACCATTCTAAGCCTCGCAAGCTACCCGGCCCTGGAGCACTAAAGCTAAACCAGTCCGGAGCCTTATTTAATGGGTGATCTATTGTATTCTTAATATCAGCCACTACTTGACCCGCTAGGAAACTTGCTAACCCTTCCACTGTCATCAACCGCTTGTGTGCCTCAGTCAGTGTAACGCAATTATCAATGATGTCTTTACGTTTTGCAAGTTGTTTTAGTAAATAAAGACAGTAGTCCGCTTTCGGCATCGCCTTACCATTAGTGGATATAATGTAAGCGCCGTTCCATATACGCTTACCGGCTGCTTTACGCTCAGCCAATATGGTTTCAGCATTTTGCAGCCATAAGCTAAAATCAGCGTCAAAGTCTATAGGCTGCATAAGCTCAGCAAGAGTATCCGGCTGGTTAAATATACGGGCTACCACCATAGCAAAGGTATAGGAAGCCGCTGTAGACTCCTCAGCGCCAAAGTCATCAAGCCCTGTAGGGTAAAGCCAGTTATTACGTATCCACCGGGTAACGCGGTCGTCCTCCCGGTTGACGTTGCAAAAATAAACCTCCTGCATAACCTTGTTCGGGGTCCAGGGTTTACCCGCTCCGTCTTCTTTTAGCTGGCGGATACTTTCCCTCTCTAATATCCAATAAACCATTTGTTCTTGATTGGCGGTTAACATTACAAAACCCCTAGATGGTCATCTACCATTTCTTCAAACCTTTCAAACCTGTTTTCAAGCGGCAACTCAATCCAGTTCAGCCCGTCGTTGTCTAGCTTGTTGCGTATACGGTAGGTAGAATCATAAGTCTTTTTGGCGTTATGGTATACGCTGTCTTTAAGGTGGTCGTCCTTATTTGAATCTCTTCTACGTTTGCGGATATGTTCCATGCAAGTATCAAAGTCAGTTTCCAACATAATAAACAGAAAGTTATCAGGGTCACGCTTTGCTAACTCAGCGTAGCGCCCATAAATATGGGATATAAAAAGCCCCTCAAACATTACATGACCATCAAATGAAAAGTCATCTATTAACTGGTGTATTTCATCTTGGGTTGAAACCGTATCGCAACCGCCACAAATGCTTTCGTAAGAACCAACTACAAACACGGTTTCGCCTTTATACTGGCACTGATAACCCTTTGGCTTCTTACTGTTTTTGGGCCATATAGGTTCTACGCTACTACATAGCTCAAAGAAGGTTCGCATCAGTGTGGTTTTACCTGACCCGCTGGTGCCTCGTATATTTATAAGCATTACAGGCCGTCCCCTTTAACTATAAAGCCTTTACGTATACATCGGGTTACTTGCTTACGGCAAGCTTCCTCTGTAATGTCACCCCTGTTATCAAGAATATAAGTAAGGGTAGCTTCCCCCATATTGTCATCCACGATATCGTATATTTTGCGGGGTAACGTGTTGGCTTTAGGCTCTGTACCAAGTGCGAGCAAGGTTGCGTCAGTAACCCGTTTACCCCTGCTAACCTTGGTAGACTCAGAGCCTTCTGTGGGCGATTTGCTGGTGGGTTTAGCGTCGGCGCTACCTTTGGTTACAGTGGTATCCTTACTACGCTCGGCAGCGGCTTTGAGCAGCCGTTTACCGACAGCCGGGGTAAACGCCGGGTAGTCATCGGCGGTATCCTGTAACAGTGCAAAGGTATGTTCGGCGGCTTGCTCTTCGTTTTCAAGCTCACGGGGTTTGTCTGTTAATTTATGGTAAAGAATACCTACCTCTTTAGAAGACATTTCCATAAGCATATCATCCGACTCCCCTATAATGACAACCGCCAAACCAAGATTGTTATCGGTGATATACTTTTGCAAGGTGTCAGCATTGTCGCATTTGCATTCTACTGACAGCGTATCATAATCAATTAAATAATTCATGTTTACCCCTTTTCCCAGTTTACAGTGTAAAGATACATGACTTGCCCCACAATAGCAAGGACTTCCCGTTTGGCTTGACCAGCCATTGCGGGGAAGGGCAACTCACCCCGGTAAACGTGCTCAAGCTTACCATTCATAGCCCGTATAAACTGGCGGTTGGCTTCCCCCTTACTCATTTTCTTAGCTTCAGCTTTTGCTTTCAATGTTTGTTTTATTTCGTGCTTATTAAACATAGTAACCTCGCAAAAATAACCCCCCGCGTTGGCAGGGGTAAGGGTTTTGATTATACCAGTTTTACAAAGCCTTTTTGAGCAGCTTTTTTAATTTTGCGGATGGCGAACGCTTGGTCAACTGTTTTGGCGCTTTTGGGGCGGTTGTAGCTGGCGATAAGGTTGGTGGCAACCTCGGCGAAGGAACCGTCTATGGAGTCTTTTACAGCCTGAACAATACTGGCGGCTAATGTACCCTCCTTAGCTTCCTTTTCAACCGTTACAGTGGTTTCTTCCACGTTGTAGGTAAGGGTCTCGCCGTTTATCAACATGGTAATGCTTTTACCTTCTGGCTCGGCTGCTTTAGCTTTCTTAGCTTTTTTGGCAGGTTTAACCACTGGCGCTTCGGTAGCTTCTTCCACTGGCGCTTCGGTAGCTTCTTCCACTGGCGCTTCGGTAGCTTCTTCCACTGGCTCAACGTCAACATAAGGTGCGGCGATTTCTTGGATTTGCAAGGTACGCTTGATAGCGGTTGTTTTATCGCTGAACTTTTTAATTTGATTGCTACCTGTAACGGTTGCGAAATCATTGTACAGGGCGGTGATGTCTGCAATTTTAAGGTTGGAAAGTTCTGCTTGGTTGTAAGTATTCATAATGGTTTTCCTGTTTTAACTGTTTAAGTGTTTTTGGCTGAGGCCGTTCGCCCTAACCATGAACCTCAGTATACACGCCGACAGAACGAAAGCAAGAGGTACAGCAAAGAAAGCTTCAAGAAATAAGATCGGCATACGTTAGCCTCACTAATGTAGAGGGTTCCAAGCTTTTGGCGATAAGTTTTAGGGTCTGTTTACTGGTTGGGTCTTCTACCTGTTTACGGTAGCGTCTAGCCATATCCTTTACCTGACGGTTAGGCGTTTTGCTGAGGTAGCTGGCCAGCGCCATATTAAGGGTAAAATCCCAAAGATTATTATTTGAGTACATAATAAAACGGGGACAGCGTTAGCCATCCCCGTATCCCCCTTTCTAAGCCGTTTTAAAGGTCGTCATCGTCAAAGCTGTCACTACCCTCAGCGTAATCCTCAAACTCGCTGGTGGCTGCTACGCTACCGTCTAGACGAGGACCTTTCTTGCGGAGCATAAGGTTATTAAGACCAACGGCTACACCGGGTTTCCCGCCATCTTTAGCGTCAAAGCCGTAGACGTTAACCGATACGTGGAAATAGGCTCCGCTGTAACAAAGCTCTTCCAGGTCGTCCATGTCGGCTGGTTCGTTTTCTTTGTTTACAATACCCGGCTTTTTACCGCCGTTGCAGTTAAAGAAATACATACCTTCGTATTCCTCGCCATCGCGCTCTTCGTCACCGTCACGCATCGGCAACTTGTAACGGGCTTTTTTCTTAGCTGCGTCACTACCGTGCTTCTCTACCAAAGCTTGTTCAACCAGCTTGTTAAACTTCTTAACTTGCGGGTCATCCTTTGGCAGTAATACCTGAACGCTGTAGTTGCCAGCCTCACCGTTTTCTTTCTTACGAGGTTCGGTTACAAATACAAAGGAACCGCGAACGTTTTGTAGAATCATCTTAGCCATTTTGTAAATCCTGTTTATCTGTTTAAGTGCGTAAGCTGTAACAATGGTGCTACAGCTCAATAAAGTTTACCCCTAATCGGGCAGGTTTGTAAAGTCACTTATCATGGTTGGCTCAACCGCTTTACGTTTGTCTTCAATTGGCGCTGCCACTATTCCGGGAGTAGGTTTCTCAGTTACTTCGTTCATAACCTCCTTAGCTTCTTTGGGCTTCATGTGGTTTTTAAGGGCTTTCTCTATATCGCCCAACGGTCTTAACTTTTGCTCGTATAATTCCTCCGGCTCCAGGTAGTCATATAAAGGTGAAAAGTCTTCGTCTAAACCTTCTTCTGTAAACTTTCTATGTACTGTTTTATATACTAACTTGTAACCAGCATCATAATCTTTGGAACCATGATCCATTTCCAACTTAACTTGGTTATTTACTGCTACAACAAAAGAGCGCAACATATCAGCATGGTCTAGGATAGTGCGCTTTTGCTCAGCAGACATAACCTTTGGGTCGGGGAAGGTGTCCTCAGCAAAGTCCGCTATCGCTATTTCCTGGGTCTTGTTATACAGTGCAGGGCATTGTCCGGCGGCTTTACAGAAACGGCAACCGTCGTCACTTGGTACAAGCTCAGCGTCTGGGTCGCGGGTGCGGTTAGCCTTTGGTACCAGTTCGTTCACTTGCCAATTATTAAGGTCTACCGCTGTAATTTCCCAGGTACGGATTGGCCCGTGTGTATGTATTGCCCTTGGTTGGGTTATGGTGACCCTGACGTTTGTCTGGTCGGTTATATGAGTACTTTCCTCCAGGGCTACGCCCAAAGCATAGCACAAGGCTTGAGAGTTATGCTCTGGCTCTACCGCTACGCCTTGCCCATGCTTATAATCTATAACCTCAATTTCAACAAGGGCATCGCCGTCCCATACCAGCAAAACAACGTCTGAAGTTCCGCCGTCAAGCCCTGGAATATTTAGTGGTTTAAGGCTGGCGCGTACCTCTACCTTAATCTCTACACGGTATCCCCATCCCTCATGCTCGTCTATACGTTCCTGTACATAATCTAGACTAACCTGTACAGCATCAGACATTTCTTCATTGACGGTAAACTTAAAACCGTCTACGGTCATCTTCTTGCCAATATGGTCGGCTGCTACACCCTTGGCTGTTAAAGCTAATTCATGTATCTCGTGTGCTGTCGTACCCTCGGCCGCGTACTTGTTAGGGGTTTCTGTTATGTCAAGACTTTCTATAAGCCGTACACTCCCAGGACAGGTTAACCATCGTTTGCTGGCGGAAGGGCTTAACCGGGCATGGTGTTTTTCTTCAATAACGTGAGCAGTCATTATAGATACACCTTTCTACCTTCTTCCAATTGATCTAATGTATCGTCTTCAATACATACATACCAGACTTCAGCATTAACTAACCAACCTATACAAAGACCGTCGTCTAGGTTGGTTTCTGGATGCAAAGGGTCAGCGCCTATAAAGACCTCTTCTGGGACATTGTCGTAACAGTCTTTTATTTCTTGGAAACTACCTTCGTTCCACATATTTAAAAAGGTAGGACAATCATTCCTATCTAAACCTAAAGCGTATTGTATAGCCGCTACCGCTGCATTACTTTTCATAACAGTACTCTTATATAAATTGAACGGTTTTTATTGTACACCATTTTTCAATCTCAACCTCATTACCTTTGCTGGCAACAATAGCCGCATTAGGACACCAAAAACCGTGAGTCTCAGCCATGTCTTCATGTGTTACGAAGAACTTGGCTTTGGCGGTTGTTTTCTCAATACGAATATATTTAAAGATTTGGTTTGGACTACCTTTTCTTTCAATAGGGGTTTGGGTTACTGGTTGTTTATTAATTGGTGGTACAGCATCAGCCATAACATGGAAGGATTCTCTATGTTCTGCTAATACAATTTCCCAGTCTTGCTCGGTCATATTCATAAAGTGTTTTCCTGCTTATACTGTATTTGATTTCCAGGTTGATATTACTCAAGGCGCTTGCTTGCTGGCGGTTAAACTCAGCATAGTCTAGAAAAGCTTTAAAAGTAAGGTAAATACGTTTCGGCATATACTTCGGCATAATCCCTCTACGTATTCGGTAAAAGGTGTCCAGGGTATACTCAGGGAACTGCTTATGCAAAGCGCGAGCATTGTATTGGCTATGTAACCATAAACAATGTTCACGCTTTGCAAAGTCTTTATGAAGGGTGTTTGTTTTCAAGTTCCCACTTACCTTTAACAAGGATGTACCTTTCGTTTTTAGAAAAGAGAACAGGGGGCGAGTCCCTTTTCATATAATAGGGGTTTGTTTCGGAACCTTCGCTTAAAACTTTAGATACTATATGTATTTTAGCTTTTTCCTTAGAGGTCTCTAATCCAGTTCCAACTAGGTATTCATTGTACTCAGATCTAAAAGCAGGTTCATCTTTACTATGATAACCTATAATTCGGTTTTCATAGTAACCTAATCGATAAAGTTCTTTGTCTTCTTCTACTTCTTCCCTAATCATACTCAATAAGAAAGGGTTGTTTATTCCCTTGTCAACATTATCTATATCTAGTATTTTAGGTGGGTATTTTCTAATTGTAGAGTAGCATATTTGGCTAATTCTACTAACGGATACACCGAAACGCTCCCCTAGTTCTTTCATACTGAGTGTTAGCGTTAGCTCAAGGATTTTAAATTTTTGATAATCAGTAAGCCCAGCGTTAACTAAAGGGTCCTCTGTTTTACGTTTGCAGTTTGCAGCAGATTTCATGGAAGTATGATAGTGGTCAGCTACACCGCAATCATAGACCTCTACTTCATAAGAAACTGTTTTTATCTTTTTAATTTTACTCACGGTATTTAGATGTCTAAATCGTTTAAGGGTATACAGGCTATCTTTCTTAACCCATACCGCTTTCCCCTTAGGACTCCACTTACCTTCGATTTCTTTACCGCAAATTGACTTGGATCCGTTGGCTAAAAATCTAATTCCAGAAATTGAGTATAGGGTTTTGTTTTTCATAACTGTTTTCCTGTTTTAGTGTTTTGGCTGTTTTATGCGGTACGGTCAAAGGTATAGAGGTCTGCTTTCTTTACCCAAACTACCCGGCCGACACCTTCCCACTTACCGGCAATTTTCGTACCGCAAATTGTCTTGGATCCGTTGGCCACAAACTTGGTTCCGTTAAACGTGTAGAGGGTAGTTGATTTCATTTTGCTGCTTTCCTGTTTTGGTGGTTTACTTGACTATGAACTAAGTATACACGCTTTAAGAGGAGATGCAACACCTTTTTTCAGCTTTTGTCGTTTGGGAGAATGGTGGGCCTTGCTGGACTTGAACCAGCGACCAACGAATTATGAGTTCGCGGCTCTAACCAACTGAGCTAAAGGCCTTTATTAAGAGATGACCGGCGCGTCACGGGATCAAACCGGGACACCCTGACTATCGGCAACTTACACCTCCCCGCCCTTGTCGGATCATAAGGTATAGGTTCAAAGATACCCTATACTACCAAGTGGCCGGTCATCTCTTAATAATCCTGCTTTTATTAACCCAGAGCAGGAACTGGAGGTTGTTACGCTGTGAAGGCTTTGAACATGGCCTGGAGTTGTTTGGCAGTACAGTCAGCAATCTTGGTTAGAGTTGCAGCGCCGTTACTGTTCATTATTTCTTTGGCTTCGTCACGGCCGACTTCTTTAGCGTAAGCTTTGGCGGCTACTTTAACGGCGTCGGCTGTTACTTCGCTGCTGTCTTCCTCTTCATCTTCAAGCCCGTCGTCTTCTTCGGCCTGCTCTGCTGGTACTACTAAAAAGGTGGCAACAATGTCGGCATATTCATCGGCATCAATAGCACTGACCATGCGTCCCAACGGGTCGCCAGCTTTGCCGCCGCCACTTTCCAGGCAAGATTTGACAAAGTCTTCACCGTGTTCGGCTTTGGCTTTCTTAACCGCTGTTTTAAAAGCGGAAAGGCTCATGGTGTCGGTGTCGCCCTTGCTAGCTGGCTCTTCCGCTTTAGATTCCGCTTTAGATTCCGCTTTAGATTCCGCTTTATCGGCACCCTTATTAGAGGGCGTTTTGGCAGCGGTTTCTTCGGTGTAACCTTCTCCCAATAGCAGCCGGTTTACTTGGTCAATCATCGGCGCGTTTTCAGCGTTCATCTCAATTTCGTAAATTACCTTAGCCATCGTAATACCCTTAATTTGTGGTTAGTCTGTTTTACTGGCTTACCTGCTTATGTATCCCGGCCAGTGGAAACAACTATACAGCTTTTGCCGGGCTGTGCAACCGTTAATTTGTGTATAATTTTGCTCGTTGCGTTACGCGCTAATTTGCCCCATACTATCCACCCTTTATAGCCAAAGCGATAGGAGCAATATGGATGATACAGTACCCGCTCAACCTTAAACAGATAGGGGAACTGCAAAAAGGCAGTTTGAACCTACTAATAGAAGAGGCCGGGAACCCTAGCCATTTAGCCCGGATGCTAGGTTTACCCGTTAGTACAGTTCACGGATGGTCACAGAGAGGGCGTATAAGTAAGGAGGGCGCAATGCTGGTAGAGCGTTGCGCCAACCTTAGCTTGACAGCCAAAGAATTAAGACCTGACCTATAAGCCGGGGGAAGTGGTATGATTGTAGACAAAGAACAGTTAAAACCGTATATCTCACAACAAGCCGACCTTATACCGTTGCACGTTTGGAACAAGCAAACTGTTCGCAAAGGGAAAATCCAACTACGCGGTAAAACGCCCCTACAAGGCGACTGGACAACCACTGACAAAAATACGGACAGGGCGCTGGCACTGGCTAAAAAGGGCCATAACGTCGGCTATCGGTTAGGTGAATGCGACCTTGTTATTGATATTGACCACCGTAATTTCAAACAGGGGGAAGACAGCCTTGCAAAGCTTTGCAGCTTCCTGGGTATAGCAGATTTAGCAGATATTTGTCCTACGGTTATAACAGGTAGTGGCGGGTTCCATTATTACATGGCTAAACCGGCTGACTGTTTTCTTAAAGAAATGCACGATGATTATCCCGGTATAGAGTTTAAAACCAAGGGACGGCAAGTGGTCGCCGCTGGTAGCAAACATCCTAATGGAGAGCTTTACCGTTGGGATGACTTTTGTCCTGACTTTGGTGAGCAGTCTAATGTTCCAGGGCGACTGATTAAGTTGCTAAAGCGTGAACCGCCAGCTAACCAAGGTCAAGCCGGTACATTAACCCCTGAACAGTTAGAACGGCTATTGGAACAATTACCGATTGAAGACTTTGGTTCCAATGATAAATGGTTCCCTCTACTATGCGCGTCTAATCATGGCACTAATGGTGCAGGTGTTGAAGAGTTTGTAGAATGGTCTTGCGGTGACCTGGAGTTTGAAGAGGACGACCAGCTTATACGGGCAAGATGGGATAGTTTAGGCGGTAAGGATTTAAACTATACGGTTAACACATTATACAAAATGGTATTAGCTTATGGTGGTGATACGTCGCTAGTTAGTGCCCAAAGTGATTTTGAAGAATTTGATAATAAGGAGGAAGACGATAGTAAGGAAGAAGATGAAATTGACTTTGATGATATAATGTCAGAGCAAGAAACCAAAGAAGGCTTTAGTCCAGGTGTCGCTACAGATATCGCAAACAAGCTACATTCCAATAGTGATGAAGATGAAATTGTTAAGGCGTTACGGGCTATGTTACAAGCCGGAACAATTGAGCAAGCAAGGGTAATGAAAATATTGATGAAAACCCTTGGTATGACCAAAGCTGAAATCAACGGTATTATTCAGCAAATAAAAGAACAGATAGCTGAAGACCTTGGGCGTATACTGGCGGAAAAGACTTTAGAAGGTAAATTCTACAAGGGTAAAGGGCTAGTCTTTAATAATAACGGTCAGTTTTGGGCGTACAACGGTAAATTCTGGGAACCGATTACCAGTGCTTACGTTGGAAAAAAGGTTACGGAAGTATTGGACCTTATGCGTAAGAAGATGGACGTTAATGTAAAGGAGACGACCATAGTAGGTGAAGCAGTAGCCACCCTTACACGTATTACAGCAACCAGCAAAGACGTGCTAAGGTTACGCGAGAAGCCTTACCCGGTTATCAACTGCAACAATGGTGAGCTATGGATTGCCGATGATGGTAGCGTTAAGCTTAAGAAGCACAGACCCTCTAGTTTCCTATTGCAAGTGCTAGGGGTTAACTACACTCCCGGTGCTGAATGCCCTATATACAACGCTGCTATTAAACGTACCTTTGCTAACTTCAAGGACGGTGAGGACATCATACGCCACTTTGAAGAGTTTATGGGGTACGTACTACACCCGGACAAACGCCCTGCTCACTGGTGGCTCCTTAAAGGTCCAGGGGGCGATGGTAAAACTACACTAATGAAGGTTATCAGTTCTTTGTTAGGCGATGCAGTATTACCAGAAAGCATTGACCGTTTTAAGGGGGGCGCAGGTGGTGATAATCATGCGCTGGCGGAATTAGTGGGTAAGCTATTGGTATACGATGACGACCTTAGCCGCAATACCATATTACCAGACGGTACTCTTAAGAAGCTCTCTGAGGACGGTCAGTTAACCGCAAACCCTAAAGGGGTACAGGGCTTTAAGTTTACCAAGATATGTACTGTAGCCATGTTGAGCAATGGTTTCCCATCTACCCGTGACATATCCAGGGGTTTCCGTCGCCGGGCTATGGTCATACCCTTTAACAGGGCGTTCCATGAGAAAGGAGCTATAACTGATTTAGCTGAGCAGATTGCAGAAAAGGAAATAGCAGGGGTACTGAATACGGCGCTGGCGGGTTTACAAAGGTTAAGGGCGCGTACCAAGTTCTTGGAACCTAGTTCCTGCAAGGTAGCCAAGGAAGCATGGTTGAATGAGTCTAACCCGGTTGCCCTGTTTATTAGTGAGCGGGTAGAGCTTACGGAAGAGTATTCTGATACGGTTGAGCTGAGTGATGCTTATACCATATTCAGTGATTGGGCTATGAGTTATAACTTTAAGAAGATGGGTACAAAACAGCAGTTCCGGTCAGCCATGGAAGACATGGATATCATTTATACCACTGCAAGGTCTAACAAGAAGGTTTTCCGCTATATAAAAATTGAGGAAGAAATTGTTGATGACTTTGATTAATTTTGCAATTTACCTAACCATTGTACTCATTAGGACAAAAGGAGTTATGCGATAGGGATTTTGATAACCATTTAACCAGAGCGGTATTTTGGTGCTCTGGCAAATAAAAGTAACCATTTAACCAAATCAGGTTAAAATGGTTAAATGGTTACTAAAACAGTCAGGGGGTAATGTATATGTATTTTTTAAATTGAAATACAAAAAGCTGTAGGGTATGTATACCTAAAAAACCTAACCTTTGTACTCATTTGTTGTTTTACAAGGCTTTTTTCAAAAAGAACGTTATTTTTTGGTATCTACAAATTTTAGTAACCATTTAACCGAGGAATGGGAATTATGAGAGCTAACCACGTAATGATTGACCTGGAGACGATGGGCACAACGCCGGACAGCGCCGTGGTTTCTATTGGTGCAGTAGTGTTTGACCCCCGGTTTAACCACGTAAGCAGCAAAACATTCTACCGGGAGCTAGATTGGGGCGACCAGCGCCGTTTGATAGACCCTGAGACCCGTAAGTGGTGGTCAACCAATACCAAGGTAGCCCAAAACGCCTTAAACGGCTTAGAGGAGCTTACAGACGCTCTAACGGAACTGGCGGTTTGGCTACCAAAGGACGCGAAAGTGTGGGGTAATGGGGCGACCTTTGACATCGGTATATTGGAGAATGCCTACCGCCAGCATGGTATAGACATACCCTGGAAGTTTTGGAACGTGCGCGACTGTAGGACTGTAAAGGATATGTACGAGTCCTCTCGCGGTGGTTTCAGTAAAAAGTCCAGAGGGGTATTGCATCACGCCTTGGATGATGCTATCTTTCAGGCTCAGTATATTTGCGATATGTGGAAAGCCTTATTAGGAGAACAGAAATGAGACTGTTAGACGTATTTAGCAGATTATATGCTAAAGAAGATAAAATAATAGCTTGGTGGTCTGCTGGAGTTACCAGCGCGGTAGCTGTTAAAATGGCTATAGAGAAATATGGAATGTATAGAGTGGAACCTATATATTTTGAAATAGATTCTCACCACGAAGACAATATACGATTTAAAAAAGAATGCGAGGAATGGTATGGTATACCTATAAGAGTAGAAAGATCTTCTAAGTATAAAGACCAGTTTGATGTTATAGCTCGTACTGGTTACTTTAACGGTCCGTCAGGAGCTAGGTGTACCATAGAACTTAAGAAGAATATAAGGTTCCTGATAGAATCTAAAGAAAAATACTACGGTCAGGTTTTTGGGTTTGAATTCTCTAAGAAAGAGATAAATAGAGCTATAAGGTTTTCCGAGCAGTACGATGTAAACCCACTATATCCATTGATAGAAAAGGGTATGACTAAGCCAGAATGTCTTCATTATCTTGAAAGTGCAGGGATAAGAAGACCTAGAATGTATGAACTAGGTTATCCCAACAATAACTGTATAGGTTGCGTAAAAGGAGGTATGGGTTATTGGAATAAAATAAGGAAAGACTTCCCTGAGACATTTGATAGAATGAAAAATCTAGAAGATAAGATGGGTAACTCATGTCTTAAAATACCTCTTTCTCAGTTAGAAGAAAATAGAGGAGTAGAACCTGAAATTATAATGCCCGATTGTGGTAATTTTTGCGACATAGAGTTTGAAGAATTAATAGACGATAGGTGTGATGATATTTTCGAAAATCCAAAAACTATAGAGAGACTTTATAAATGAACAAGCAAGAAAAGCTTAACGAGTTAATGCGTATAACAGGCAAGGGCAAGATGGCCTGCGATATTGTACTCAGCCTTACTGGAGGGGATATTGAGAAGTCCATTGAACGGATGAAGATAAGCTATCCTGGCTTGGAGGTTAAGAAATGATTGATAAAAAATACGTACCTACTGGCGATCCTAGAGTTAGAGACCCTCATGTCAACTGTCGTTGTGTTATGGTATTTATCCAAGAGGAGCCTAAACAATTAGACCTGTTTGGTGAGATTCATGCAGCCGGTATGTCTTTTGAAGAACTCATGCAAAAGGTGAAGAAATGATGGATGAAATAGTCTTTAAGCAGATATTGGCCGGGGCAATGGAATCGGTAAGCCATGCAATCAAAACGCAAGACCCTGAAGTTACTATGGGATTTGCTAAGAATCTACGCGATGAGATTGAAGATGAAATATACCATAGGTGCGTAATACAAAAGCGCAAGAGTGCTAAAACCGTAACCGAGCTTCGGTCTATATCTGGTCTGGGCTTATTTGCTTGCAAACAAGCTTTGGAAGAAAGCGAATGGGACATTAACGCTGCTTTAGAACTATTAAGGAAAAGAGGCTTATGAATCTATTAACTTATGCAGCCAGGAAGTTTGAAGTACCTCTCACTCATACAGTATTTAGGAGAACTACTAAGGATACTTATGATCTAAAGAAGATTAGCTTTACAGACAACCAACTAGTAGCTACATACGGTGAGAAAGACTTTGAGTTTGAGTTTGACATTGTAATAAGGGGTATCTCATGAAAACATCAACATTACTCAAGCTGACTTGTGTGCTCATAACCATTGCAGCATTGTTCTCTAGCACTATGTTTGAGGTGTTCGGTTACGCCTTGCTAATTGTTATTACAGGCTGCTCTGGCCTCATCTGCCAAACCCTGGAGGACAAGCCAGTAGCAAACCCACCAGCGGCAACGGATTATAGTAAACAGAACTACGACGCCAAGGGGTAATTTATGGCTAAGATGATAAGTGAAATAACAGCCGGCTTGATAGTTAAAGAGATGACGCCTATAGGGTTTGTCTTAATTAATAAGGATAACCAACCTTTACTAGGCAGACCCGTCTATACCTCTTATGGGATAGCTAACAGGGTACGCATTGACTATAATTCAGACTTACGTATAAGAGCACTTTACATAGAAAAATGCGAAAGGTGAAAAAAGTCCTTGCGTCTCTCGCTAAAGCGTGTATACTTAGTTCATAGTCAAGTAACGCACCAAAACAGGAAAGCAGCAAAATGTCAAACTCAGCGCTCCTAGTAAACATCGGCCAATCCGCTTTTAATGTAGGCCAAACCGTAGACGACATTATTAGCTTGGTAGAGGGCATAAAAGGTTCTACATTTGAAGACCAAGCGGTAGCAGTAAAAGCTTATTACGAAGCTAAGAAAGCAGCGTAATATTAAGGGGTTTCGGCCCCTTCGTCTTTATCACGAAACCTCTTGTACCTTCTTCTAGTTGTGCTATACTAGTTTCAAGTTAAAGCAAACCTCCAAAACAGCAAAACAGCAAAACAGGAAACCAGTAAAATGAAAATTTCAAACCAAGATAAAATCCAAGCTAAAAAAGCTAACCTTACTAACAACGAATTTATAGCCTTTAACGGTGTTGTTAGAAAATCCCTGGAAGCCTTCGGTAACGATTTAATTAGTTTCCTACACGGAAAAAGCGTTAACGTAAGCGTACTTATGGCGGTAACTGCAACAGGTTTACCACGTTACAACAGCAAAACCAACAAAGAACAATGGGGCTGCTTAACAGAATCCCTTGTAGAAAAAGGGCTAATCCTGGTTTCTAATAAAAAGGGGTATTTTTACCTAAGCGGCAAAGGCAAAGATTTATACGGTACTTTTATAAGCTTGTAAGCATAACCCTGCTACTGCTAACCCGGTAGTGGGGTTTTTATTTGGCCGCTACTGCTAACCCGGTAGTGGGGTTTTTATTTGGCCGCTACTGCTAACCCGGTAGTGGGGTTTTTATTTGGCCGCTACTGCTAACCCGGTAGTGGGGTTTTTATTTGGCCGCTACTGCTAACCCGGTAGTGGGATTTTTATTTGGCCGCTACTGCTAACCCGGTAGTGGGATTTTTATTTGGCCGCTACTGCTAACCCGGTAGTGGGATTTTTATTTGGCCGCTACTGCTAACCCGGTAATACGCTAAACCACCAAAACAGGAAAGCAATTATGAACTTCATCACATTACATATGGTATCTAAAGTTGACGGAACTCTTCTTATGGAAGATTACGGTGGTTCAGAATTACAAGCTGCTGAGGCCTTTATGAGATCAGTTGAGTATTCCGAGTGTAAAGTTAACGGTGATATTTACCTAGCCACCATTAGCGGAAAAGCTGTTTTAAGGACAGCGGGTCATATTTAACCCTGGAGGGTTTCGGCTCTCTACTACTAAACCACCTAAACAGGAAGCCAGTTATGAGCTATGGAATTTACGACAAGAAGTCCGAGACTATTATTTTCAGCAACCTACCGGGCGAGACCACCTACGCCATTATAGGTGACTTGCTTGCAGGTAATGTAGACAAAGAGCGTTATGAGATACTGGTAACAGCGGCTGATGACACCTACCGCTCAGCCGCTACAGGTCGTCAAGTCAATGTTGAGAGGGCGCTGTAAGTAACACCCTAACAATACAGACGAACCCCGTTACTGCTAACCCGGTAACGGGGTTTTTCTTTTCCTAAAATTTACACTTCCCCTCCATTGGTTTATATTGAACCCACTTTAGCCGGGTTAATAAAGAACCATATGAAACACAAACCACTGACAATAGAAGATCTGAGGAGTCTTATTAATAAGGGGCAAGCCAAAGACCCTCTTATATTCTTGGAATCTGTTATGAATGGTGCAGACCCGAGGAAGATATCTAGTCTGTACAAACTGGTTGAAGAATTACATGAGTTCTCAGACGGTGATCCTGACCCTAGTGACTGGGCTGAAATTGTTGACATAGTGTTAAGCGAGTACAAGTATCGCCCTGTAGGACTTGGTGAGTCCATCACGGCGGCTAAAACGATGGCTGAGTATATGTATCCCAAGCGTAAGCAGGTAGACTTAAACGGTGGCTCAGGTGCTGGCGGTGATGTTAGTCAAAATCCCTTAACAGAAGAAGAAATAATAATATTCAGGGAGAAGTTTAATGACTGGTTCTGAACTATATCTCCCTGATGATATTGATCGATGGTCTTATAATGAAAGACGAATGCTAAAGTTTATGTTAGAAAATGACGGAATACAGTTCATGCGTTACTTCTTTAATCTACGCGAAGGTAATAAGATGATCCGTAACTGGCACCATTACGTGATTGAGTATGTACTGCAAGCCGTATACGACCAGAAGATATCTCGTTTAATAGTAAACATTGCGCCGGGTTATACCAAAACAGAGCAAGTCGTTTTGAACTTTATAGCGCGGGGGATATGCCTTAATCCACGGTCTAAATATATTCATACCTCTTACTCTGGCGACTTAGCACAAGAGAACTCCTCTAAGATAAAACAAACGGTACAGTCCCAAGAGTTTCAAGAGTTATGGCCTATGCAAACTCGTACTGATACTAAGGGTAAAAAGAGATGGTTTACTGAGTTAGGTGGCGGCATGATGGCAACCGCCAGCGGAGGACAGATAACCGGGTTTCGTGCAGGGCGAATGGAAGAAGGGTTTACAGGTGCGTTTATAAACGATGATCCAGTCAAGCCTGATGACGCTTATAGTAACGTAAAACGTAACGCCATTAACAACCGCTTTAACAATACAATGCGGTCACGGTTAGCAGTAGAGACCGTCCCCATGATCAACATTATGCAGCGTATACACGAAGACGACCTTACCGGGTTTCTGCTTAAAGGCGGTTCGGGTGACTATTGGCACCATCTCGTGATCCCCACATTCCTGTCTGAGGAGGCGCTCAGCAAGCCTTACCCCAAAGACTACACCCATGGTAAAGCCATAGGCCTAAACGGCGTTCTACAGGCTCTCAACGGCGGCCCTGCTTATGATTTTTAGCGCGGGTGACATGGTGGGCTTAATACCGGAGCGCGTACCCGTTGGCGGTATGCTTTGGCCGTTCAAACATACCCTGGAGCAATACCGCATATTGGAGTCTGGCGATCCCTATACGACATCAAGCCAGATGCAGCAAAACCCCTCACCCGCTGGCGGGGGTATGTTTAAAGACCGATATTGGAAGTATTATGAAGCCGTACCAGCGGGTATGGATATGATTCGTATATATGGTGATACAGCGCAAAAGACTAAGGAACATAATGACTACAGCGTGTTCCAATGTTGGGGACGAGTACCTAATCAAGGTATTTACTTGTTAGATCAAGTTAGGGGTAAATGGGAAGCCCCTGAATTGGAATCTAAGCTGGTTGAGTTTTGGACTAAATGGAAACCTACAATATATAAACCTCTGGGAGCGACCGTTGTTAAAATAGAGGATAAGAGCTCAGGGTCATCCCTTATACAGTCCATCAAAAAGAACTATATGATACCTGTGGAGCCTATACAGCGCAACACGGACAAAGTCTTTAGGGCGATGGGTGTTGTCAAATACTTTGCCAGCGGTTATATCAATTTACCGTTAGACGTTGATTGGATGAGTGATTATAAAGAGGAGTTCCGTAAGTTTACTCCACTAATGACCCATAAGCACGACGATCAAATAGACCCTACAATGGATGCAGTTGAGGACCTAATTGTCTTTGAGGATATGTTGTATAGCTCTAACGCTATAGGAATTTGATAAAATTACGCTTTAGGGGGGTTAATGGTTACTATGGTTATCAATACTGACTAGGGGTAATGTGTATAGTAATTTTAATATAAAATACAAAATATGTAAGGGTATACAGCGTACA